ATTCAAGTGATAACCGATAGAGCCGAAAGGGTTAAGAATGCCAGCAGAAGTCGTAGGCGTTAAAGACGTTCTTAATGGGCTTAGTTTTATTGATGAAGATTTAAGGGCAAAAATTAGCAAGGCTATTGACCCATTAATGCGGGCAGTAGCAGAAAAAGCCAAAGGCTTTGTGCCATCCAATGCGCAGGTTTTATCTGGATGGTCTAAGCCATTATCTTCTGCTATTGAAAGACCATTCCCAAAGTATGATGGCAGTGTAGTTAAAGCTGGTATTGGATATAACCCCGGCAAAAATCTAGCCACAAAAAATGGCTGGCAAGTAAGCCAATACGTTTACAATGTAAGCAGGGCTGGATCTATCTACGAAACCGCAGGCAGATTAAACCCACAAGGTAGAGCGCCATTTACATTTAAGCATGAGGGTAGTGGTACTTATGTAAGAAAGTCTGCTAAGAGCCAAGCACTAGATTTTTATGATTCAAATAACCCATTTGCTAGCCAGCAATTTATAGGTGCTTTAGAGCCAGTAACAAAGCCTAAGCGAGTGCCAGGCGCACGTGGGGCAACAGGTCGAAAGATGCAAGGCCGTTTAATCTACAAGGCTTGGGCGCAGGATAATATAAAAGTATACGATGCCATATTAAAAGCCATAGATAAAACAGCTGTGGAATTTACACGCAAGACTCAAATTAAGAAGGTGGCATAGTGGCCAATATATTTGTAGCAGCCTCGGCAACCTGGAATGGTAAGGCTCTTAAAAAGGCTAAGCAAGATGTTAGTGTATTTGATAAGCAAGTTAAAAAATTAGGTACAACTCTATTAGGTGTCTTTAGCGCTAGGGCTTTATACAATTATAGTAAGAATGCTGTTAAAGCATTTGCAGCCGATGAAAAGGCCGCCAAGTCTTTAGAGGTTCAGTTAAAAAATACAGGCTTTGCATTTAGTTCACCAGCTGTAGAGTTATACATAGCCAATCTACAAAGAGCTACAGGCGTACTTGATGACCAACTACGTCCAGCATTCCAGCAATTACTTACAGTTACAGGTTCAATTACTCTAAGTCAAAACGCATTAAACACAGCGCTTAACGTATCAGCTGCCACAGGTCGATCTTTAACTGAGGTTACAGCGGCATTAGCCAAAGGATATGCAGGTAATACAACATCATTAACTAGATTAGGTGCAGGATTAAGCAAAGCCACGCTAAAGGCTGGCGATATGGATGCAATCCTCACAGAACTAAACAATAAGTTTGCAGGTCAAGCACAGGCTAGATTAACTACCTATGCTGGCAAGATGGATTTACTAAGAGTAGCCAGCGAGAACGTAAAAGAAGAAATAGGTAAAGGCATATTAGGCGCTTTAGATGCACTAGGTAAAGACACTAACTTAGATGAAACTACAGCCAAGATGGAAAAGTTAGGAAAGACTACAGGCCAGACTATTACAGGCTTAGGCGTTTTACTTAAAACATTATCAGATATACCTGGTCTTGGTGCATTAGGTAGAGCAGCTTATGAAACCAGCACATTTGGATTATTAGCCAGATTAGCCAGAGAAAATCAAAAGGGTAAATTCCCTACTGCACCTGCTAGAGAAACTCCAGCACAAGGCCGTATCCTTGCTGCACAAAGAAGGCAAGAAATTAAAGCATCTCAGGATTTATTAAAGTTAAAAAAGCAAGAAGTAGCCACATTAAAGGCTAAGACTGCTATAGATCAGCTTAAAGACAAGTTTGATATTGAGCGTATAGGCTTAACTAAGGCGCTTAATGAATCCACAGATGAAGAAACCAAATTACGCATTAGAGCACAGATAGCCATATTAGATAACAATGAAGCACTGGCTAAAAAGATATTAGAAGAAATGAAAGCAGCTGAGGCCGCTAAAAAATTAGCAGAGGCAGCCGATAGTGCTAGAGCAGCCTTTGACAGATTAGCCGTATGGAATCCACTTAGCGGTTTAAGAGCTACAGAGGCAGATATCCTTGCAACTATAGGAGCTGCAGCGGCTGGATTAGCCAGCATGGGTAGTAGACCTAGTTCTGGTGGTGGCACAATTTTCCCACCTGCGATAACACCTTATGATCCATTATCTAGCCTAAGTGCAACTACGCAAGATTTAGCAGATACAGGTTTTAGATTTGATCCACTTAGCGGTTTAAGACCAACAGTGCAAGACATACGCATAACTGTAGATACTGCAGGTAGTGGCGACAAGTTAAGCCAGGCTATTGCAGAAAGCATACAGATAGCGACTAGATCGGGTTATAGCATTACGCCTGCTGGGTTCTTATGACAGTACCAGTAATAAATGCCTTTATAAATTTCTCGACTGGCCCTAGTTTTGCGCAAGCTATGATTTTGGGATCAGGCATATTAGATACAAATATATTAGGCGATAGTGCATCAATAATTGTCGATGTATCTAATCAAGTAAATAGAATTGAAACTAATAGAGGCCGCACTGCCCTTAGCGATTTATTTCAAACAGGATCACTTACATTACGCATAATAGATCAAAATGGAGATTTTAACCCACAGAATGTATCAGGGCCATATTACAATTTATTAACACCTATGAAAAAGGTACAAATTACTGCTACCTATGGTGCTACCACCTACCCTATATTTGCAGGATTTATTACAAGCTACGTTACAACTTATCCAGATGAATCCGAAGCAGATTTGGCCATGACTACTATTCAAGCTGTAGATGCTTTTAGGTTAGCCCAGTTAGCACAGATAAGCACTGTTACTGGTGCTATTGCTGGAGATTTATCAGGTACTCGTATCAATGAAATACTAGATGAAATTGACTGGCCAATATCACAGCGTGATATAGATGCAGGTCTTACTACATTACAAGCAGATCCAGGCACTAATCGCACAGCACTTCAAGCCTTACAAACTGTTACAGAATCCGAGTATGGCGCTATCTATGTTAGTGCAGATAATAACTTTGTATTCCAAGATCGAGGCGTAACCGCTGGATCTATTGGTGGCACACCTACAGTCTTTGCAGATGACGGATCTGGTATAGATTACTTTGATGCTACCTGGATATTAAACGATGTATTAGTATTTAATAAAGCCACAATTACTAGGGCTAGTGGATCGCCACAAGTAGCCCTAAACCAAGCCAGCATAGATAAGTACTTTTTGCATAGTTACTTTTTAGATAATCTGTTAATGCAGTCAGATGCTGTAGCCCTAGATTATGCCCAGGCTTATGTAGCCAGTAGGCAAGAAACCAGCATCCGAGTAGATGCCATAGTTCTAGATCTATACACCGATAATTACAACTCAGGTATATTGGCAGCTCTAGATTTAGATTTTTTTGATCCAATTACAGTCAAGACTACCCAGCCTGGCGGATCGCTTTTAGAAAAGACTTTACAAATTTTTGGGGTGCGTATGGCAATTACCCCGAATAGTTGGAAAACCACATTCACGACACTAGAGCCCGTTATAGATGCATTTATCCTAAATAATAGCATTTATGGCACTTTAGACTATAATGTCCTAAGTTACTAAGGAGTAAAGATGGCAGCAGGATTAGGCTTTAAGGATTTTACTACAGGCGAGGTATTAACCGCAGCCGATGTAGATGGCTATTTAATGCAAGGCGTGTGGGTGTTTGCCAGCGCAGCAGCTAGAGATGCAGCCGTTACATCACCACAAGAAGGTAACTTTGCATATCTAAAAGATACAAACGTTACAACTTATTACACAGGATCTGCCTGGGCTAATTTAGATACTACAGGTATGACTAATCCAATGACCACTACTGGCGATACTATTTATTCTTCAAGTGGATCGACACCTGCCCGCCTCGGAATTGGTAGCACTGGAGATGTTCTTACAGTCGCTGGCGGTGTGCCAAGTTGGGCTGCGCCTGCTGGCGCTGGTGGAATGACTTTACTTAGCACTACAACACTAAGCGGTGCAAGTACAACTGTTTCAAGCATTAACCAAACTTACAACAATTTATTTATTGTTATACACTCCTTAACTTTTAGCGCTGATGGCGATAGTCTTGTAATTTCACCGAATGGGTCAACTAATCTATCTTGGAGTACTGGCACTCGTACAACTAACACTACAGTTGTTAATAATACTGCTGAAAATATAACAGTTATGGTAAGTTCCTTTTTAAATACAGGTGGAAATAATGCCGCTACACTTTGGCTTTACAATTATGCTTCCACCACATTTTACAAGAATTGGCAATCAAATGCAATAGTAAAAACTGCTGCAACTCCTACTTATACTGGAGAAAATCGTGGTGGTGGTTTAATTACTAATAGCGCCATTTCTTCACTTGAATTTAAAATGAGCGGCACTACTTTTAATGGCGGAACAGTTCTAATTTATGGGGTGAAATAATATGGCAAAACCAATGATAAGAATACACAATATTTCAACAGATGAAGTCATAGATAGAGAAATGACTGATGAAGAATTTGCTAAATATGAAATAGAACAAGCAAATTATGCAAATCAAAAAGCCGAAGCGGAAGCAAAAGAAAATGCTAAAGCCCAAGCCGAAGGCAAGTTAGCAGCATTAGGTTTAACTACTGATGACCTTCGGGCTTTAGGTTTATAGCACAATCTTGGGGGATTGTTTATGAAGCCGTGGCTATGTGCAGCTGGTGTGCAGTTAAGAGATCAGATTGATACCTGGTATCCAGATCGCCGCTCTACCAGTGATGGGTGGATTGGTGATGCTCGTCATTCCGCCAGTAAATCTCATCATAATCCAGACGAACGGAGCGGATTCGTTGTCAGAGCCGTTGATGTTGATTCTCGCCTGGATTCATCCGAAGGGATCTCAATATATCTGGCTGACCAGATCAGAAAATGTGCGAAAACCGATAAGCGTATATCTTACGTAATCCATAATGGCATGATTGCTAGCAGGATACTTAATTTTAAGTGGCGTAAGTACAAGGGTTTTAATAAACACACAAAACACATTCATATTAGCTTTACTAAGGCAGGCGACAAAGACGGCAGACCTTTCGATATACCACTACTAGGGGGCAAAATATGAAAATATCAGAAAAACAAAAGGCAGTACTTAAATCCTATTTTAGAGGGGTTTTAGTATCTTTCTTAACTTTCTTAGCAAGTAATGAATTAGGTTTAGATCCAGCACTGTCTGTAGTAGTTGCAGCTTTGGCTGGCCCAGCAGTTAGGGCTTTAGACAAATCCGATAATGCTTATGGCATCGGTGCTAATGAGAAATGAGTCCGGCAGAATGGGCTGGCTTTGGCGCTGGCGTTATGGCCGTGCTATCAGGCGGGCTAATCGGATTACGTTTTCTCGTTAAAGGTTGGTTAAACGAACTACGACCTAATGGTGGCTCTAGTATGAAAGATCAACTAACAAGATTAGAACAGCGTGTCGATGATCTATTCACTATCATAAGTAAGTCATAATTACAATATGGCTACTAAGCGTAAACCTAAAAAGAAAATGGTGCGTAAGCGCCGTACTACTAAAGAGCCTGTATTAACCAAGTTAGATTATTGGGCTATTGCAGCTAATGAGGTTTACAAAGCCTGCCGTAAGAATGGCATGGATGAATCTACAGCTCTGGCCTTTGCTATGGATCGATCAAGTTATCCAGATTGGATAGTAGATACAACAGATCCTATAAGAGATCCCCTAGACGATTATGAGGAAGACGATTAAGCGTTGGCTAGTAATCAGCGATTTACAAGTACCATACCATCATGAGCAAGCAGTTAAAAATGTTATTAAATTGGCAAGACGTGAGAAGTTTGACGAGGTTTTATGTGTTGGCGATGAGATCGATTTTCAAACCATTAGCCGATGGGCTGAGAAAACACCTTTGGCTTATCAACAGACCATACATCAGGATCGTGAAGAGTGTAAGCAGATATTGTGGGATCTCGGAGAGTACAGCCGAGATATGCATATTATCCGCAGTAATCATAGTGATCGCCTATATAACACTTTATTAAAAACACCTGGCTTAATTAGCTTGCCAGAGCTGCAATACCCTAAGTTCATGGGCTTTGCTGAGATGGACATGACCTACCATAAAACAGCTTATGAATTTCACCCAGGCTGGGTTTTATGCCATGGCGATGAAGGCAGTATGAGCCAGCATGCGGGAATTACTTCATTAAATTTAGCCAAAAAGTATGGCAAATCCGTAATTGCGGGGCATAGCCACAGGTTGGGCATGAGTGCCTATTCAGAGGCCATAGGAAGCCATTACAGGCCTTTATATGGGGTTGAGGTAGGTAACCTTATGAATCGACAGAAAGCCTCTTATTTGCGCTATTCTGCCGCAAATTGGCAGATGGGCTTTGCTATACTAGAAGCCACAGGTAAAAGCCTAACCCCTACCCTAGTACCTGTAAACAAAGATGGCTCATTCACAGCGCTTGGCAGGCATTACAGCTAATAACGTTATCAAATCGTTATCAAATAACAGCCATAAATCATCCACAAAGTCGTACACAGGTGTAACACTATTGCTATGCCACAAAGCGTGAGCATAGAAAGTAGGGCTACATGTACACAGAGCTTAAAGACTTTGGGTATCTAATTATGTGGGGAGTAGTCGTAGGGTTATTACTTACCTGGGCTATTGGCACATATATAGAAAACATCAAAACTATACATTACTGGCGAGGCCGTAAAGATGGCTGGGATATGCATAGAAGGATGGTCGATAACGATGTCCACAACAACTGAGCAGTTATTTAACCATGTCACAGATACCATCCACGAAAGAGGTGCGAAGTACGGCCATCCGTATCCGCAGCATAAAAGGATCGGTGAATTGTGGAGTGCCTACCTGGGCTATCCAATTACAGCTAACCAGGTCGCTATGTGTATGGCGATGGTCAAAATCAGCCGAAGCGTGGAAAGTCCACAGTACCAAGACAACTACGCAGATGCGCTGGGTTATATTGCAATATCCAAAACATGCCACGATGCATTAACCGATGAGGGATTGGACTGGGTGGACTAATGGCTTTTAATTTAGATGATTATGAAACAGTTGAAGAACGATTAGAAAAGTGGTGGAAAGATAATGAAGATGGATCTATTCAAACAGAACTTATTAATCGCCCGAATTCTAATCCAGATGAATTTGTGTTTGTGGCTCGCCTATACCGAACTACGGCTGATGCGATTCCAGTTGCGACTGGTTGGGCATCGGAGATCCGCACTACTTCGAGCTTCAATAAGTTTGCTTGTGAACTTGCAGAAAGCAGCGCAATTGGTAGGGCTTTGGCAAATTACATCTATTCGAAAAAAGGTGCAAGACCTAGCCGAACAGAAATGCAACGAGTTGCTAATACTTCAAGTGGAGCAGTTTTTACAGTCGAAAACAAACTAGAAGACCCACAACAATGGACTACTACTGACTGGGTTGCAGCTGTGCCAGAGCAGCCTAAGCCACCTGCTGATTGCTGTACTCAAGGTATGACGTTACGGACAGGTATTAGCAAAACTACGAAGAAGCCGTTTTATGGTTATGTATGCCTGGGCAATATAAAAGAACATGCTAAATGGGCATCTCAAACCAGTACAGGCGCTTGGTACTTTAAGGATAAGGAGTAGATATGGGCTATATCGCTTTTATTAACGGCAGTGGAGTTACTGTCGAAATAGATGATAGCGGTGTGCATCTAGTTAAGTCTGTTATCACATGCGAGATGTGTGGCGATGACAGGGTTTTCAAAGATGGCACATGCTTTCGATGCCATGAGCTTATAGCACGTGATTAAATTTAAGTGTAATGGGTGTAAACGGCCGACAGAGTTTATCGAGATTAAGTGGAAGGATAAGCCTGTCGGTCATACACTTTATCAGTGCCGGGATTGTGGTTGTGTAGGCATTAAAAACGATGCAGAGCAAATACTTGCCAAACAGTCTGATAATGCGGTTAGTCGATGCAACAGCTGTGGGGCTTGGCAGTTTAGCGGATTAGACTGTCATACTTGTCTATTGATTGGAGAATATGATGCCAACGTATGAATATGGTTGCCAAGAGTGCGGTACTTATGGATCAGTACATCGCACATATAAAGAAGATGATGGCGGGATGCTTTGCCCTAAGTGTGGTATTGGTATGACCCGCATGTACTCAGCACCTGGCATTATCTTAAAGGGTACTGGATGGGGTTCTAAACCTTGATTAAACCATTTAGCTTAGAGCTATACGCTGACAATGATAACGCTAAAGAGTTGGTGATTAAATGGCTTGAAAGTAAGGGCTGCACTGCCTGGGTAAATCCTGACCAATATGGCATAGATCTATTATTTAAGAATCCAGAGGGTGATTATTACAGCTGTGAAGTTGAGGTAAAGCATAATTGGAAAGGGGCTAAATTCCCTTTTAAGACTATGCATGTACCAGCTCGTAAGCTTAAATTTGCCACAGATAATTCTATATTTGTCATACTAAATAGTGAGCGCTCGCATTTAATTATGTTACATGGTGATGATCTACGTAAAGCACCTATTGTGCGTAAGGATACAATTTATACCGAGGGCGAGTATTTCATAGAGATAGAGGTAAATAATGAGTGAGGCTGGTTATGATTGTACTTGGATAGATCAGTATGAATTTGTGCCATTCTTCGCCACGCCGTCTGACCTGCGATTATCTTACAGGATTTGACTCTATATGATACGCTCTAGATCGCATTCGCCATCAAGGCGAAAAGGCGAGCCGCATAGGCGGAAGCTCGCAAGGTGCACGCTAGTTGGGCTCGCTCTATTTGTTGGACAAATGTTTGCCCTTGAAAGAGCTGAATCTCGTGAATTACATAAACCGACTTATTACAAGCAATATGCTTTCATTCAGTTAAATCATTCATTTACAGAGTTCTATTGTCTTGATGAGCTCTATCATGCCGAGTCACGCTGGGACCCCAGCGCTCGCAACGGATCTCACTTTGGCATACCACAAGGTAGATCTAAGTACTTGGCTAAGGTTAATGGATATAAGCAAGTAGACTGGGGTATCAAGTACAACATAAATAGATATGGTTCAATGTGTAAAGCATTACATCATTTCAAGACTAAAGGATGGCATTGAGTAAAAGAGCTATAGGTAGTGGCAAGTGGCAGAAGCTACGAGTACAGATCCTCGATCGTGATGGTTGGGTGTGTGTGGTGTGTAATAAACCAGCGCATACTGTGGATCACATCATACCTAGAGTTAAGGGTGGCGACATGTGGAATCCATCCAACCTACAAAGCATGTGTAAGTCATGTAACAGCGCTAAAGGTGGTCGTTTTTTTAATAGCACGGCGACCCCCCCTGTCTTTTACTGTGGCCATCCTAGTAGTCATTATTCCTATG